GGGGTGAATGCTCTTTTCAAAAATGTAGCTTGTGAGATATCTATGTAGGGGTACATAGAATCAATAGATTTATTTGAGTCAGTGTATTTTATACCATAATGACCCAAAAAATTTGCAATAGTACAATTGTTAAACTTATCAATTACTTTATCTGAAACAGACATGATTAAATCATCTCCGTATACCACCAAACAAGTTAAACTATCAAAAAAATTTAAATCAGCGTAAATAGTATCTTCCATAATATATAACCAAGCTAACATTATATATATGGTGTTGACCATTGAATTAAAAACTACAGTGTTTGGATTTCCACTAGGAGCACCACATATAGTTTTATAAACTATATCTCCAGCAGCATGAGAGGCTTTAGCAGTTTCCTCAAACAAAACATCCCGAATATAATTGTGCTCTGAAGCACCATTAGTTTTATACCAATCATTTATAATCCAAAAGGCCATACGCACGCAATCGGTATCCAATCTATGACCAAACTTTGAATAATCCCCGGTACATACTTTACTATTTATATTCGTTAAGTTATTATAAAGCCGAGTCCACTCTGGACCACATGGATTAATACCAACTGCATGATACAATTCCTCGCGGTTTTTCGTATATGCAACAGTAAAATCCATTAAATATTGACGTGCTGCAATGGTATGTTCAACAGGTGAAGCATGTATCAACCTTGGATTAAATCTTTTAGCCATTGGTAACTTCTCATCCTTCATTACGTCCATATAAATAGTGCTTGGAACTACTCGATTCATTCTTAACATTTCATTTTTCTTAAGTAATGATAACAAATCAGCATGAATCTCAGCTTTAGTTCCAGCTTCATTTATTTGAATATAATGTTTTTTTTGTTTCCGATGAGTGTGTTGAGCTAATGGATATCCAGCACTGGTTGATAAATACATGGATGGTACAACACCAGGAATTCCGCAAATAGATTGATTTAATGTTCGTTTTGATGAAATATTTATTACCGGTTCACACTTATGTCTAAATCTTTTCTTCAAATGTTCTAATACTATCATCCTATGATCATGTTTGAAAGGTAGAGTTGGGTGTAATTGTAACGCTACTGCTCTTTCAACAGGACCAAATCCTGATTGTTTTTCATCTGGATCACGCAATATTGCTATTTCACGATGCCCTTCAATAAACATCCCAAACATTTCCGTTTTCCTCCAATTTGTTTTAGTCGGATAATATATTGGTGGGTCTATTGTTGCTAATTTCATATAAGCTCCTTGAGGTTGCAATATTGCTTCTTCATTATTAATTTTAGGCTCATCTATATCAACTAAATCTATCCCTTCTACCAATTCCATGGCATCCATACGATCAAAAGCAATCCCAACACCATCTCCTTTAAAACCAGCAACATGAAATCCAATAATTTTATTTGAAACTTGATCTATTATTGGTGACATACATAATCCTAGTTTTTGTGTTTTATATGAATATCCTACTAAGATGTATTTTTGTTCGACTGGTACAAAATCACTAGTTTTATATTTCAACAAATGTTTAGTTGGTTTTGCAATATCATGATATTTATCAACACCAGACTTGGTAACATCAATTAAAGATATGCGGGTGCTACGAATATCAGCTTCTGTATCCTCAGCAAAATGCTGAATTAAATTTCTAAATAAAGGCAATCTAGGTGGTATAGTTACCCATGCTAAATCTATACGATCACTACATTCTATAACAAAATCTTTATAATCTATAACTATTGGATTTGAAGCACTAACATAAACAGTAATTGTAGTGCCTTTTTCTGCTGCATATTTTAAACAAATTGCCGAATGTGCATTCATGATAGCTGTTTTCCCTGCTATTCCAAACAATTTAGCAGTATGCATTGTGCCATTAAACGCAAATTCCAGCCTATAAGTATTTCTCTGAATAAGTGGACACAAATCTTCTATATTGTTTTGTGGTTCTCCTTCATCGTCTAGAGAATACCTATTATGGTAGCTATCGAATTTACCAGGTGACATGCCACTATTTGGTTTGTATGTTTTAGTGAATTGAACTTTTGATTTTGGGGTGTTTGCTTTCTTCAAATATGGTG